GTCATCGTGACAGTCTTTGTGCCGGTCGTGCTGACGTTCGTGCCCGACAGCGGGACATAGCCCACAAGGTCTATGGCCATCAGATACCAAGGCGCACCAGCCGCCGCGACAATCGAAGCGCCCGCGCCCAGAAAGTGCTTGGTCGCCGTCGAGACGTTGCCGCCGTGATACAGCGTGCCCTCGCCCCATGTGTCATCCGTCGCCACATAGGTCAGATCAGCGCCCGCAAACGTGGCCGCAGGCGGCGTGCCTGCATGGCCAGCAAGCAGCGTCCAGTGACCAGCCGTGCCAGCAGACGCGAGCGTCTTGTTATAAAACACGTTCCCGAACTTACCGTTCGTGGTGATCTGGTCGATCAGATCGTCTTGGCTCGTCCAGCCCATGTCAGTTCCACGTCGTTTCGAGGATGCCCGCCAGGAACGACGAGGCCAAAGTCCCGCCGTGCCCGGCTGCGAAAATGTCTAAAACCGCGCCATCCTTGATCTGCGCAGGCATCTTGTTGATGACCGATGCAAACTCAGTGCAGGCGCCGTAGCTCTCAAGGTTGCCCGATGTCGTCCGGCGGCACTCCTGCGTGATGTAGGCCGTCAGCAGAGGGTGAACGATAACCAGCGCCATCAGCCCGCCACCGCCCGCCGTAAACGTCACGCTCTCAATAGACCGAACACCGTAGTCACCGGCTTGCAGGCTCAGGAACGGCTTATAGCTCGTCGCGCTCTGCACGCTCGACGCCACAACCTGCCCGCCGCCTGCAATCGCAAACGTAAAGTGGTTCTGGCTGACCCGCCCCGCCGTGCCGTCCTGATTTGTGTAGGTGAACGTAAACTGCCCCGTGGTCGAAGCCGCCGACTGCCCGACCGCAATGACGCGCCCGTGCGTGTAGCGCGGGATCGACACCGCGTTCACGAGGTCCTGCTGTTCTCCAACCGCGTCCGTGTCGATGAACGGATAGTAAAGCAGCAGATCAGCCATGATTAGCTGCTGGCGCCCGTTCGTCGCGCTTGTCGCACTCGACGCGCCGGACATCAGCTTTACATTCCGCAGCCATTGCGTGGCCGGCGCAACGCTCGGCACGTAAATCCCGCGTGCCGCGTCCACCACCGCCGCCTCAAGTGGGCTGGAGGCGTAGAAATTCGCAGTCGGACTACCGGGGAAGTAGCTGTAGTCAATCCATGCGCTCGTGGTCGTCGCCGTGGAGCTGATCGCCTTGCGAAAGCTCGTGACGTGAAACTGCCCCAGATCCTCCGCGTCAGCATACGCGCGAAGATTGCGGAAACCGGCCACGTTAATCGAGGGTGAAAGTCAGGGCGCCACCCGCAAACTGCGGCTGAATGCCCGTCGAAACCGACAGCGACGACGACAGCGCACCCGATGCAATGATCTGGCCCGTGCCGCTCGATGCCGTGCCGATGGCGGCATAAGTCACCGTGCTAGAACCACCCGTGCATTGCGGGAACTGCACAAGAGCAGCGTTTACGGCCTGGTTATTCGTCACCGTCCATCCGCCAGACGTGCGCGCCACAGTCACGCGGGCATAGCTGGTGTAAGCCGCCTCGCTCGTCGTCTGTGATCCACCCTCATCCGGATCAGCCGTGTGAAGGCTGACATAAAGGTCGGTGTTCGCATCCCATGACAGAGCCGTGCCCTGAAACAGCAGCTTTACGACATCGTTCTCGGTGGTGTTTCCAAAGCTCATTCGTCGGCCTCTGTTTCCTGCATTTCAGCGATCCGGCCTTCGGCGTCGAACGCCGTCACCGTCTTCGTCACAGTCCCGCGCTTCGGCTGCGTCACCGGCACGGTTATGTTGATCGGCGCCGCGTTGACCGTCACCGCAGGCGTCGTGACATGCACCTCAGGCGCAGGCATCGACTTGATGGCGGCGACAAGCTCTGTGTTGCGCTCGGCCGCCTTCGTTTCGATTGCGGCCAGCGCCTTCGCTGCTTCCTCGGACCGCGCGGCGTCTTCTGCGCTCGTATCCGGCGCCACTGGCGCAACATTCGTCGGCTCTGGCAGCCTGTCGGTGCCGTCCATCCATTCGAGGCTGTCTTCCTCGCGCGCCTCGTCGATCCGCATCCACGCCTGCGAGCCCCCAGACCCGAGGGCCTTCGAGATATACGCAGCCCGGTCAGCAGCCGAACCGCGCATCAGGCTCCGCATATCAAAGCGGATGTCGATCTCTTCGTCCTCGGCCAGCAAGTTGCGCTCTGCCGACTGCTCAAGCCGTGTGGCCCAGGGCGTCAGCGTGTGCACCACATGCGCGATGAACATCTGTTCTGCGCTCGCATAGGTCGCCGTCTTGTCGCTGTAGCCGGCCATCATCGGGATCACCCGGAAGGCCCGGCAGATTTCCTCGACCTGGAATTTCCGGGTCTCAAGATGCTGGGCGTCGACGCCCTTCATCTGCTGCGAAATCCACTTTGCCCCGTTGTCGAGGATCAGCGGAGAGCCGGCCAGATCCCCGGTCGTATTGCGGACAATCCAATCGCGCAGCAGCTTGAACTGCGCTTCGTTCAGCTTGCCCTCGACGGCATAGACGCCGCTCAGGTCAGGGCTGTTCTTGTGCATCGAGGCGTGCTTCGCCTCAGTCGCCGTCGCCAGGCCGATGGCTTCGCGGGCAAGGTGCACCGCATCCATACCCATCCAGCCGTTCCATGACGGGCCGCGGACATGCCAGATCGCATCTGACGGCACGACACGCGATTGCCCCGCGTCATCCCGCACCGTGTAGCGCAGCGTCATATCGGGCAGGCGCTCGACAGTGACGCGGTTCGGTTCGATCGGCAGCAGCTCTCGCGCCCGTCGATCCGACCCGACGCGATTCACAAAGATGTAGGCGTTACCCGCCAGCACCGCGTGAATGAGAACCGTCTCGATGAATGCGAACGCCGTTTGAAACTCGTTCGGCTTCCACGTCAGCAGATCCAGAACCGGGTGCTGATAAATGCGCGCCGGCCGATCTCCCGCCGTATAAAACTTGATCTTCGACTGCGCCACGCCCTCCGCAATGACGCGGACGCAGGCCAGAACAGCAGTCGCCTCCAGTGCCGTCTTGACGTTCACCGTCTGGCCCGAGCGCGTCTCGCGCGTGCCATAGACCTGCTTGAACAGGTCCAGCGAACTCATCCCCTTCTCTTCCGGCCCCCACAGAAGCCGGCGCCAATTCCACCGCGCCATATCAGGCGGCCATCGTTTCCCAGAACGAAGCGCCGCCGGATTCGCCAGACGTCACCGTCGCCACGCCGATCGACATGGCGAGGCTGACCATCCCGTCGATCCGGTTTGTGGCCTTGTCCTTCGCGAACATCCGATGCCCCGTCCTGTTCTGGTCATAGACCACGCTCGCCGCGCACATCGTCATGACCGGGTTCGGGTCAATCGTGATCCGCTGCTCCAGCAGAGCGGCTTCCAGTTTGTTGATCGAATCCGGCATCCAGAGCGCGACTTCGTTCGCGCCGTCCGGCCCGGCCTCATCTTTCGAGATCACCCGCCTGTTAAAGCCCTGCGGGTGTGTCTGCACCGGGAGGCTGACGCCCATTTCGGCGCACTGCTCCAGAAGCTGTGTCATGCCGTATGGGTCGCCGCCGATGCTCTCCGGCGCGTACCGCGCGCAGATTTCGGCCAAAGCGTCCGCCATCCAGCGGTATGTGATGCGCGGCCCCGGCACGGCTTCGAGGAAGCCCTGCATTGACCATGCGTCGTATGGCGCCCGGTCCCGCAACGCCCGATCCCTCATCGTCGAGGCCGGCGTCCAAAACCATGTTTTCGAGGCGAACTTCTGCCGATCGGTCGTCCCGTCCAGAACCCATGTCAGGGTCAGGGCCGTGAGGTCGCCCGTCTTTGAAAGGTCCAACCCGCCGAAGCAGGGGTAGCCCTTCTCGGTCAACTCATCCGCATCCACATCACCCTGGCACGCATCCCAGACATGCCGGGAGATCGCTGCGGTGACGCTATCCGTCCACTGGCAGAAGTTCAGCCGGCGGACTGTGTTCGCGTAGGCCGGGATGCCCTTGGCTTCCCGGACCTGCTTTTCGAGATAGTCGGTCTGGATCGTGACGCCCAGGAGAGGGTTGGTCTTGATCCAGCATGTCGGGTCGTCGAGGGGTTCGTCAGCGGGCAGGTCTTCCTTTATCTGCCCTGATTCCAAGCGGAAGCGCTGGCGGACTTTGCATGTAGGCAAGTGCTCGCCGTATATTCTCGAAGCTATCTCCGAGCATACCGACTCCTGCATTGCATTTGTGGCAGAGCAATCCCCGAACAACTCCCGTATCGTGGCAGTGATCCACCCAGAGACGGCTTGTTCCGGTTCCGCAAATTCCGCAGCCGCCGCCCTGTTTGCCTCGGACTTCTGCGATTTGCTCTGGGGTGATCCCGTACTTTGCAAGCCGCGTTCGGTCCGACTGCCACGTTGGGTCGGAGATTTTTTTCCGCTCTCGGTACTCCCTGTTCCGCTCTCTTGATCTGGCCATCCCGCCAGGAGATTTAGCCCACCGTCGCTGTATTGCCCTTCGCTTTTCAGCGTAGACCTCGCAGCGTTGCTCCCTGAATCGCGTGTAACAAGAGTGGCAAAGGCGTCGAGAAACAGCCTCTCGGTCGGGGTGATTAAGGCACCCTTTGCCAGCCGCGAAGTTTTCGGCTCTCCGCCAATGCCCGTAACAAGTCGTGCAAAGCTCCTTGGCGTAGACAGGTCGCTCGGGGTGATTTTTGCATTGCCGCATGTGCATGTCTCCGCCGCGAGACGTAACACATTATCGAGGTCATAAGCTACTGTTCTTGCTGAATCTAATCCGCAGACGTAGCCGAAATACTCGTCGTCTTCCTTCGTGCCGGCCGCCACTTCGACCGCATAGGTGTGCTCGTCAAAGCAGACCGAGCGGCGATCGGCGCCGCTGTTCGTGATGATGAAGGTCAGCGGCTGCTGCCGCGCCTTCTGCCCCGCCTTGAGCATCCGCAGGACTTCGCCGTCCCGATGCTCGTGAAGCTCGTCGATCAATGCCCCATGAGGGCGAGGCCCTGACTGCCCGCTCTCAGCCGAGATCGGCCGGAAGAACGAGCCCGTGTCGAGGTGCGCCAGGTTCCACACCGGGTTCGATCCCGATGGCGTCAGGCGCTTCGTCAGCGTGGGCGAGTTCTGCCACATCGTCACCGCGTCCCGGAAAAGGATCATCGCCTGATCCTTCTTGGACGCCGCGGCATACACCTCCGCGCTCAGCTCACCATCGGCTACCAGCAGGTAGTGACCGATCGCAGCAGCGAGGGGGGATTTCCCGTTGCCCTTGCCCTGTTCAACATACGCGGTGCGAAACCGCCTCTTGCCCGTCGCCTTCCGCTTCCAGCCGAAGATCGACCCGGCGATAAACCACTGCGAGGGATGCAGGATAAACGGCACCCAATCCGGCCCGACCTGGACGCAGCAGACCACCCGGCAGAAGTCCGCGAACCGCTTGGCGGATTCCGCTTCCCAGACCAGACCCCGCTTAGGCCCTTCCTTCAGATCCTTCAGATGCCGCGCGCAGGCGTCCCGCACATGAGGCCCGGCGACAATCCGCCCGGCCGCCACGTCTTTTGCGTATGCGGTGACCGGGTCGTCAGCGGAAGAACTGGTCCGCTTCGTCTTCGAGCTTCTGGCCTTCGGCTTTGATCCGGCTCCTGGCACTCGGGGTCATCCCAAATTCAGCGGCGAACCGAACCATGTCCGACGCCGCCTTGTTGGCGACACCGACGAGAGGATTCTGGATCGCGTTTCCGTTCGTGGTCTTGATCAGCAGACCACCCGTCGCCTTGTCGGCCTCGGCCAGCCGGGCAATCGCCCGCTCAGCCTGTATCCAGCGCCCATAGGCCTGGCAGTAAGCGGCGAGCGCGCCGCGATCGACCTCGGTCAATATCCCGGCCCGATAAAGCCGCTCCGAGACCCGGCCCCATTCCAGCTTCGCGTCGTCCGACAACTCTGGCGGAGGCGTCGGGATCGACAGGGCGAACTTCGGCTCGGCCTTGTTCAACGGCCGATCGCCCGGATTGCCGGCGACCAGCTTCAGGTGGGTAGGCTTCGGCTTTCTGCCGCGCATTTACGCTGCGGCCTTGGCGAGCCGCCCCTCCTTGATTTCTGCAAACGTCCGGCCGTCGCCTTCCAGCGTGGCCGTCTTGCCCGTGAACGCCTGCCAGCGCTCAACGCCAACGTCGACATAGGCCGGGTTCAACTCGATCGCGTGGACCGAGCGGCCTTCCATTTCGCCGGCGATGATCGTCGTGCCCGAGCCCGAGAAGGGCTCATAGACCGCCTGGCCGGGCGATGAATTGTTGCGGATCGGCCGGGCCATGCACTCGACCGGCTTCTGAGTGCTGTGGCCCGTCTCCGATTTCTGCGGCTTCGGGATCTGCCAGAGCGTCGTCTGCTTCCGATCGCCGGCCCAATGGCCCGTCTTGCCCTTCCGCACCGAATACCAGCAGGGTTCGTGCTGCGGATGATAGTGACCGCGGCCAATCACAAGCTGGCTCTTCGCCCAGACGATCTGGGACCGCACTTCAAACCCCGCCGCCGCAAGGCTATCTGCAACCGTCCCGGCAAACAGGCCCGCGTGCCAGACATAGGCCACGTCGCCCGGAAAGAGCGCCCAGGCCTCGCGCCAGTCTGCGCGGTCGTCGTTCAGCACCTTGCCGCTAGCGGCCGTTCCCTTGTTCATGCCAGCGCGCTCACGCCAGCTGGCGTCGTATTCCACGCCATAAGGCGGGTCCGTGACCATCAAATGCGGCTCGACTCCGCCCAACGCCGCTGCGACAGATTCGGTCGTAGTGCTGTCGCCGCAGACCAGCCGGTGCTTTCCGAGCAGCCACACGTCGCCCAGCACCGCCACCGGCTCAACAGGCGCCTCCGGCACCTCGTCCGGGTCCGTCAAACCTGACGACTTGTCAGCTAACAGCGCCGCGAGCTCATCTTCACCGAACCCGATCAGCGGCACCTCGAAGCCCAGCGACTGCAAATCCTGCAGCTCTACCTTCAGAAGCTCGTTGTCCCACCCGGCGTTCAGGGCCAGCTTGTTGTCAGCGAGCACGTAAGCCCGCTTCTGGGCCTCGGTCCACCCGGCCGCCACCATCACCGGGATTTCCGCAATCCCCAGCTTCTGGGCCGCCAGGACGCGACCGTGGCCCGCTATAATCCCGCCGGTCTCATCGACCAGCACCGGGACCGTCCAGCCCCACTCCCGGATCGACGCCGCAATCTGCGCCACCTGCTCCGGGCTGTGCGTCCGCGCATTCCGCGCGTAGGGCACGAGGCCCGACACCGGGCGCCGCTCAACGCGATCCGCCGGCCATTCAATCTTTGCTTTCTGGCGCTTTTCCGCCAATCTAACCCCCGGTCCGAATTATGCGGCGCTGCGTACGAAACCCCAGCGCCGGTTCCCAAGGCCGATCGCCCCAGAGATTTGACCCCGGCATGGGTCCTCACCCTATCAGCCGCATCTGACCCATCGGCTTTGCGCCCTTGGCCGTGTTGCACGCCCGACAGGCGCACTGGGTGTTGCGGTACGAATGCTCGCCGCCAGCAGAGAGCGGCACGATGTGGTCGAGCTCAGGCGCCAGCGGTTCACATGTTCCGCGAAGCCTTCTCATGGTCTTGCGCCCGCATAGCTGACAGCGCCAGCCGTCTCGGTCGAAGACCTTGATCGGATCGACTGGCTCATAGTGACAGCCGTAGTGCTTGGCCCTGTGCCTATGCTTACGGATGCGGCGATACGCAGCCTTGGCGCATCTGGCGCACTTCGTCTTGCCGGCTGTGCCGGTAATGGTCTGGCCGCACCCGGCGCAGGGGCGAGTGATTAGAGGGCGAGGCGCATGAGCCTTCACCCGCCATCTTGCCTTTCGGACCCTTAAGCACGCAGGGCAATACCTGCGACGTGGGCCGATCTCTGCAGCACAATCACCGCAGCGCCTGACGGACATAGACGCCCGCTCCTGTTTGCGCAGGGCAGCGTCGGCCTTCTGGCTCGCAAAGTTACACTGCCTCGAACAGAACCGCGTGCGGTCCGTGCGCTGAGGGCGAAACCCTTGCCCGCAACCCTCACAGGTAAACTGCCGCTTGATGCCCTTGGCGCTTTGCGTCTTGCGCAGGCACTTTTCAGAACAATACCGCCTGTTCGGCTTCGTCATTGCGAACGGTGCCGCACATTGCGCGCACGTCCCATGACGCCCTATACCGGCATCAGCCATCTTCGATCCTCACTCGATCGTTGTGGTTAGGCTCGTTGAGGCGTTACCAGCGCTTCAGCGGGCCGTTTTGTTTGCAGGATGAAGCGGGTCTGATGGCCAGCCGTCAAGGCCAACCGCGCCGTCATATCCGTGAATTTCTATACTCTGCTTCCGGCTCGAATGGCAGCGCCATGGGGCCGCGTCACATAGGCTTTGGAGTGCGCCCTCAAAGAAAAGGGTTCGGTCTCCGTTGTGTCTGACCACATGGTCCGCGACCGTCGCCGCTGTCGTCCGGCCTTCCTTTAGGCAGAAGGCACATAGGGGCTCGCGGGCGAGCTGCGCTGCCCTTCGCTTGCGCCAGGCTGCGTTCGCATAGAGCGATCGGTACGCCTTGGCCTCAGGGCTTCGGTCGTCGCGGCGCGGCATTGTTCCCCGTGAAACGCGAAAGGCCCGCCGATTAGGGCGAGCCTTCCACACAATCTGATTTGGTAGGGGTAAAGGCGCAAAACGTGACACGCAAGATGTGGTGGCACAGAAAACGTGACAACTAGGCGGCGTCTTCGAATGCGACAACGGGGACGCGGGCCATATTGAGGCCGGCGACGATGGCACTGAGGGCGGCGTCCTTCATGCGGTAAGCGGCGCGTGCGTAGGCCGGGGCCAGCCCACGCTTCCGAAGGCGGGCCATGACGATGGCCGGGAAGCCCTGCGACC